GAAGAAGACAACCTATATGACTCGCTCAGCTCGCGTTATACCAAGGCACTCGCACGCGCCATGGCATATACCAAGCAGGTGAAAGCAGCAGCCGTATTGAACAACGGATGGGCATCTACCGTTACATACGGTGACGGCCAGCCCCTGTTCTCTACATCGCATCCTCTTGTATCCGGTGGCGTTAACAGCAACACGCCCGCGACCCAGGCAGACTTGAATGAGACTTCGTTGGAAAACGCAGTCATTCAAATCGCAGCTTGGACCGACGAACGTGATCTGTTGATTGCAGCTCGCCCACGCAAGCTGATCGTTCCTCCTAACCTCCAGTTCGTGGCAACGCGTCTGTTGGAAACCGAACTCCGTGTCGGCACCAACAACAACGACATCAACGCCATCAAGAACAATGGTTCAATCCCCGAGGGATACACCATTAACCACTTCTTGACTGACACAAACGGCTGGTTCCTAACCACCGATGTGCCAAATGGATTGAAGCACTTCGTGCGGACACCCATGCAGACTGGAATGGACGGTGACTTTGACACCGGTAATGTTCGCTACAAAGCCCGCGAACGTTATTCGTTCGGAGTAAGCGATCCACTTGGCATCTTCGGAAGCCAGGGCGCTTAAAGAAAAGGGGGTATGAAAACCCCCTTTTTTGTTGTATGCTTGTACCACTAGGATTTAACTCATACCGACTGACCTAGCAGACTTAGTAGAGACGGTATGGGGATGCGCTACTACGCGGAGTTAACATGGCTATTTCTACCTTTGACGGTCCAGTACGTTCGCTGGGCGGTATCTTTCAACAAGGCCCATCAACCATTGTTGAAATCACTTCAAGCACCACACTAAATCCAGTTGCCCATGCAGGCCGGATTATTTCAGTTGGTGGCACCCTTGCCGCTAACGTGGTCCTGACACTTCCTGCAATCAATACCTCGGCTAACGTATCTTCGTCTGGCCCTGGCAATGATCCCAATACGGCTAACAACGAGGGCGTTGTATATACGATTTGGGTGCCCACGACGATTGCAACATCTTCGTTGAAAATCGGCACAGACGGCACTGACAAGTTTGTCGGTACGATCCTTGGTGTTGATACCGATTCTTCCAATGCGCTTGTGGCCTATACGGCTGGCGCGACCAATGACTTCATTAACTTCAATGGCACGACCACCGGTGGTGTTGCGGGCTCTTGGGTCCAGATCGTTGCTATTGCTGCGAATAAGTACATGGTCAACGGTATTGCACTTGGCTCTGGCTCGGTTGCTACGCCCTTCGCTGATTCCTAATAGGAGAGGACCATGCGTCCTATAACGGTATCCAAAACGGCTTCTGGATCAACGAACCCTATACCTATGTTGCTATTTGTGACGCCTTTCAATGTAGGTATTGGTGTAAAGGTGAGCGGCACCGTGAACTACACTGTGCAGCATACTTTTGATGACGTATGGGCAAATGGGTACAGCGCAGGCTCAGGCACTTGGTATGACCATGCGACGCTTGCGTCATCAGCAGTAAATGCAGACGGAAACTATGCCTTCCCGGTAACAGCCATAAGGCTTACGGTTAATTCTGGATCTGGAACGGCAACTATGACAGTGGTGCAAGCCGGGGTTGGACAGTAATGACTGTTGGTTATTCTGGTGTTTCAAATCAGGCGAATACCTCGTCTGGTTATGCACTAGGGGTATCAGCCGCTAATACCAGCACCTTGGTAGGTCTTGGTGTTAGCGGTCCAAGCGTCATAGATGATTTTGCTGGTGTTATACCGCCATCTGGAAGTTTTATTATTCTTGAGACTTCTGGTTATCTGGTTCAAGAAGTTGGCACAGCCCCAAATAATCGATTTGAGTTGGAGTGATCATGGCAGATACCAAGATCTCTGCATTAACCAGTGGCAATCCGGCGCAATCAACGGATGAAATTCCTGTAGCGCGTAGTGGTGCTAACTTCAAAATCACGGCAGGAAGCATTGCTGCACTCGGCGGTGATGTAGATGGTCCGGCATCATCGGTTGATAATCAGATTGCTTTGTTTGACAGCACGTCAGGAAAGCTAATCAAGGCCGCAACAACGACGGGATTACTAAAAGCTTCTTCTGGTGTGATTGCAGCGGCATCCGCAGGCACTGATTACGCAGCAGCCACAACGGGTACAAATGCTCAATTGCTAGCAAATGACGGCTCTGGCGGCTTTGCTAATGTAACCGTCGGATCTGGACTTTCCTTATCTGCTGGAACGTTGACTGCAACGGGCGGCGGCGGTGGATTTAGTCCTGTAACAGCAGCGATGATTTTTGGATAGGAACAACTATGGCAGCTCCAAATCTACTTTCACCGACGACGATTAACGGCAAGACCGTAACAGTCGATTTATCAACGACCAACGCAACTTCAATACTGAGCAATGCTGCAAGCTCTGGCAAAGTCCTAAAGGTCAATGCCCTATACGTTGCCAACGTGGATGGCGCAAGTAATGCAGAGATTACGATCAACTACTACTCTGCTGCTGCGCTGGGTGGCACGGCCACGCAGATAGCATCAACGGTTGTTGTGCCTGCTGATGCGACGCTTGTAGTCATTGATAAAGATGCTTACATCTACTTGGAAGAAAACACATCTTTAGGCGCTACGGCTGGCACTGCAAACGATCTAAAAGTAGTTTGCAGCTACGAAGATATTTCTTAGGGGTAAGACATGCCCAGAGGTAACGGCGGGGTCATAGGCCCAGCAAATATTCCGACCGCACTATCTGCCAAAGGTGTTTGGTCGCTCATGGAGCAATTCATTGCTCAGAGGCAAGGCATATGGCCTTTATATCAAATTACCGTCGTCCAAACCTTTACCGCTACGTCTACTTGGACTTGCCCTGCTGGTGTGACAGAGGTTGAGTATTTGGTGGTGGCTGGTGGTGGGGGTGGTGGTGGATACCAAAGTGGATCGCATTTCGGAGCTGGTGGTGGCGCAGGCGGTTATAGAACCGGAACTGGTTTGCCGGTAACTGCTGGCACTGACTACACCATTACAGTTGGCGGCGGCGGTAACGGTGGATCGGCTGGAACTAATAATGGCGTAGCTGGAAATAATTCAGTTTTGAGTACTATAACTTCTAATGGTGGTGGTTATGGTGGATCAAATAGCGCAGGAGGGAATGGTGGTTCAGGTGGTGGAGGAAGTAGAAATACGACACCGGGTACAAATCCCGGGGGTTCTGGTAACACGCCTTCCACAACGCCTTCTCAAGGTAATAACGGCGAAGCATCACCTGCTATAACTGAAGGTGGCGGTGGTGGAGGAGCATCTCAAGCAGGCGGAACAAACGCAGCAAAAGCAGGCGGAGACGGAACGGCTTCTACAATTTCAGGCTCTTCTGTAACCTACGCCGGTGGCGGTGCAAGTGGAAGTATAGGTGGTGTTGGCGGTTCAGGCGGAGGTGGTGGAAGAGGTGCTGCTGGAACGGCAAATACGGGTGGTGGCGGTGGCGGCGGATCTTCCGCAGCAGGCGGTGCAGGCGGCTCCGGTATCGTCATCCTAAAGTACACCGTACCTAGCCAAACCGTCTTTGTATTCAAAGGCACGACTAAGTGGAAATGTCCTACGGGTGTGACCTCTGTTGACTACCTTGTGGTTGCGGGTGGTGGGGGTGCAGGTGGTCAGCAAGGCGGTGGCGGGGGAGCTGGTGGGTTTATCGCTGGATCTAGTTTAAGTGTCTCTGCTGGAACGGAATACACCGTAACCGTAGGAGGTGGTGGTGCTGGTGGTGTTTCTGGCGCCGGTTCAACAAATGGGACCTCTGGTAGTCAATCAATATTTTCAAGCATTACTGCGGCTGGCGGTGGCGGTGGCGGCAAAAACAATACAAACGGTTTAGCTGGTGGGTCTGGCGGTGGTGGTGGGCATCAATCTCCTGGAATTTCTACTGGGGGCGCTGGTAATACCCCAAGCGTTTCCCCATCACAAGGTAATAATGGCGGCGATAGTAATGCTAGTGCGCCAAATTATTATGCTGGAGGTGGAGGTGGCGCAGGTGGTGTAGGCCAAAACGGCAGTCCTAATAATGGAAATGGCGGCACCGCTCAAACATCTGCAATTTCAGGGTCAACTATTTATTATGCTGGTGGCGGCGGGGCTGGCAGTCGTGGTGGAACGGCGGGGTTAGGAGGCGGCACATCAACCACTGCAAATAAAGGTGGTGGTGGAAACGGTTCTGCATCTGGAGCCGGTTCTGCCGGAACAGCTAACACAGGCGGTGGCGGTGGGGCCGGAGCGTTTGCTTTTGATGGCGGCGCAGGCGGCTCCGGTATCGTAATCATCAAAATCAATCAATAACATGACTACAAAAGTTTACAAGTTTCTTGGAATCGATACAGCCATGCACTTGCTTCGTCCTGGAGCCAAGTGGGAAATATCAAACAACGTCTTTACTCGGTGGGATGATCCGAGACCTTGTCCAAGCATTGAAGAGGTCTACTGGGTTATCGACAAGATCAGAGAGTTTGAGGACAGCATCCCTACGATCTACACCGACGAGCAACTCAAAGAGATGGGCATAGCCAAAGAGGAATTTGAACGTGCAGTTGCATAATCTATTCCCCATCCCTGTAGGCTTTGCAGAGCTTGGCAGACCTCTGAGCGATGAGGAGTTGTTCTTCATCCGTGAACTACCAACAAGACCCAACATGGGCAACATCACAAGCACGAACAACTTTGTGCTGCGTGACCCTGCGCTAACGTCTCTGCGTTCGTTCATCGAAGATGCGGTGTCGGATTACTTCAAAAGCACAGTCAATCCCAAGCACAACGTCAGCCTACGAGTCACGCAAAGCTGGTGTAACTACTCAGAGCCTGGGCAATACCATCACAAACATGCACACCCCAACAGCTACATCTCAGGTGTGTTTTATGTGCAGACCAACGCTGATGACAAGATTTATTTTTACAAAGACGGCTGGCAGCAGATTAAGTTTCCTCCTGAACAGTGGAACCCGTACAACTCTGAAAGCTGGTGGTTTGAAGCCACAGCAGGAAAGCTGATTCTGTTTCCATCGTCACTGACGCATATGGTTCCTGAAGTCAAAGGCGATGACACTCGGATTTCACTATCGTTTAATACCTTCCCAGTCGGTGTTGTCGGGGAAG